CCATTATGCTATCTCGCCTACATATGTTAAGAACAGCTCTTCTGCTGTTCCGGTGTCGTCATACCTTAATCTTACTTTAATTTGTAAAGTATGATCATTGGGTTTACTTAATAGTGTTTCTAATGCAATCCATCTAGGATCGTTATTAATAATACGATTGACATCATCTAATGCTGCCGATTCTGTTTCACTGTCAAGAGGTTCAAAAACTAGTTCATGCAGTATACTTCCAAACTCTGGGTTCTGCACTCTCTCACCCCGACGAGTGTAAAAATGATTCATTAGGTCACGTTTAGCAAGTTCTGAGTCTACCAGTGTCTTGCTAGCTATAACTGTGTCGATTGTACTATATCCATAATATGTTGCCATACTACTATTTATAGCAAAATTAACTACTCAGTTTATATTTTAATAGTAATATCTATTAAATCACCACTTATAAGGGGATGTGTGATAGTTAGTGTCGTATTATCTACGGTATAATCATAATACAACTGAATCTGTTGTCCATTTACCAATACTTTTATTTTTTCAACAGGATATACACTCGGAGATTGGGTAAGTTTAAATTGTGTAGTGTTGCCATCTGATTCAAATCTCTGTTGTATAAGTGTATCGTTATATTTTTTAACAATATCTCGTTTAATCCCTTCTGGCGTATAAGGTAGAAAATCGCCAGTTTCTGCAAAATATGCAAAACGAGCAAAACGTATTTGTTGACTATCTAGTAATCTTAATTCGTTTTTCTTACGCATGTCATGGATACCCTGAGTTCTAAGCCATATCCTGTCTTTGAATGAATCATAATCTGCTAGTCTTAATAATTTTGCGCAGAGAACAGATTTTTCTTTGTTGATCGTACTTCTGGACATTATGTCTGCAACACTATCCCAGTTTTTATTTTGTATAACAGATCTCAGATCATATTGACCTTCAGGAGATTCTACTGTGTAAACATTCCCTGTTGCCCAGTTAAACAGCGCAATAGCATCATATTGATTCTGTGTAATTTTTAAAATATCTAAATTAGATATTGATTTTAAAACTTTGCTGTTTTCATTTGCCCATTTTAATATCCAGTCATTGTATGCTTGTTGTTCTGTTACACCGTTTGCGAAATTACTTTCACCATATCCTGCAGTGTCGTAAGCATTATATCTGCTAAAATTTAACGCAACACTTCTGACAGATTCGCTTGCATCTATTGTAGTAATATCTATTAGGGTGTTGTACATAGTGTCATCTTTTATAACATAGTCTGTCCACACTGTGCGGAAGTATTCGGGAACTTCAGTTAACATTATAAAGAACCTCCCCGTCCTCTGAGCCATCCTCTTCCGGTTCTCGGATTTAACATCTTATGACCGTCTGGTTCTACAGAACCAAGTCCACTATTTTTGTTAGTGTTTACATTTTGTGGCTTTATTTCGTCGTAACTATGAGATTTATTACTTTGTAGGTTGTTTAAGTCATAGTCTTTGGCAGTTTTATTTGTTATACTACTTGGTGCTTGTACAGCTATATTACTTTGTTCTTCTGTGTGCCCGCCCCACGGCTCATGTTCTGGTACTCTGCCAGCAACACTTTTCTTAACAGTTGTATTACTTGTTAAATTTTGAGTTACTGGTTTTGTAGCAGCAGTTGCAGGTGGACCGTTAAGATCGATTAATCCATCTGTACTAATCCTAACATTTCCTCTGGCTTTGATATGTCCATTCATATCGGTAGTAAGTTTTATATCTCTTGCACTGTGTACGTTTAGTTCGCCTGTTGCATTTTCTATTTTGATACCTTCTGATCCTCTTGACTTAATATTAATATTGTCTGCATCTAAGTTGAACGTGCCTCCTACATATAAATTAAAATCATCTTCGCTGTGTAAACTAATTCTACTTTCACTGTAGACATCAATGTCGCCTGCAGAATTCATTTGTATCCAACTAGTGCCGGCGTGATTGCCAATGTATACAATATTACTAGTATCATTTATTAATATTTGAGCGCCGCCTTTACTTCTCCAGCGCATTAGTTTATTTTCGCCTGCTGCTCTATTTTTATCAGCAACTAATACATCCTCATCATTGCGGGTACCATCATCCATAACAAAACTATGTCCGCCGGGTGTGTTAAACCCAAACAAATTTATAGGAGACTCTCTTCTAGATCCACTACTGGTTAATCCTCTAACACTATCTAGTCCAAGCCCTTGTATTGCTAATTGATCTGATACAGGGTGTCTGACTTTTTTTGTAGTATTTGACACAGCGACACCTGCATCTAAACTAGGACCGATAGTTGTTTGCCCACCTTCTGCTAATTCGCCTGCGGGTATACCTGGTATTTGACCTGCTCTGCCAGCGTCTTGTAATACGCCTAATAAGAATCCCTCTTGGTCAGCGCCTGTAAATGCAACTAGTACTTCACTGCCTGGGGCTGGTGGATGCGTTATCATACCGTACTGATTACTATATCCTTGGTCTTGTATAGAGCCGCCAAAATTCATCATGCGTCTGACTCGATGATATTGTCTTCTAACATCGTCGTTATCTTTTTCAGTAACAACTTGGTGACCTATTAGTTCTACATTAATGTGGCCTTGGAATGTATCATCTTTGATAGCTACGACTTTTGCAACAAATACACCGTTAAGTTGCATAATTGCGCCAGCGCTACCTCCTCGATAATACCTATCGGGAATGCCAGTACTTTCACTGTCTTTGCCTGTGTATTTCATACTATGCTCTTCCTTGTGCTATATCTGCTAACCATTTTGGTGCGTTTTTAGATCTAAACGTACCATTGTCCAACGGGCCGCCCCAGTATTGTGTATATCCTTTTTCTGGATAAGAACGGTCGATATGAAATGTATTGTCTCCCATGTATCCGTTACCTGCGCCTATTCCAGTTGCACCTGCTAAACGACTTTGATTTATAAAGTTTTGTATTATGGGTAAGTCATTGGGGTTGTTGATGTCCAATGGTGTTGATCTCCCTGGAACAAATAACTGAACATCTGCTGCCATACCGTTATCGTGTCTGCGACTTCCTGTTCTATTAGGGCCACTGCTTGGTTGACCGCCACTGGTAACAACAACATTTACACCACTGTTTATACCAGCTGTTTCTAGTATCCTAACCACACTGGGATCTACTGCTTGATTTCTAATACCATTTTGCGCTTGTGTAACTACTCCAGACCCAGTTCCGTTTTCAAATTCACCAACACCACTACCGCTCGTAGTGCTGGTAGTTGATCCTTCGCTGCCGCCATCGCCTTGTTCTTCATTGACAAATCTGTCAGCAAGTTGATTATATTCATTGAGATCAATTTGACCAGATGTAAGCTCAGATAACAATAATCCAACATTGGAATTAGTATCTCTAAATGTATCTAACATCATTATAAATTGTCCATCTTGGTATCTTGCTTGCACTTGTGTTACTCTATACAATCCTGTTATACCAAAATCTTTTTCTGGTATGTTTACTAGTCCTGTGTTATCTTCTGGATAAGTTGGAAAATTTAAGTCTAAGAAAAAGCTATTGCCTCCTCTGGTATATTCAGCATTATTTTGAATATTTTTATTACCTGCGCCTTTGGGTTTACCCAACCAATAAGGATCACCTCTAACTGTAATTATCATAGTTGCCAGATCTGCTAAACTATTAAGGTTAATTTCAACTGCGCCTAACATAACTGTACCTACACTATCTCCTTTGTCGGGTCCAGCAGTAGCTTTACTATTAACAGCATTTGCTATAAAAGTTAATGGCAAATCTTCTGCTTCTTCAAATGCTCTATCAACAGCAGCAGTACTTACTACATCACTTTGAGTAATGTATCTATTTTGTAAACGTTGAATTCTAGGCGTAACTTGATTATCCTTTAAGAATGGTTCAAGAAGTTCAGATCTCTCATCTTGGATACGTTCTTTTTCTTGCTGTAGTTGTTCTGTTTTTTCGTTAATAACAGCTATCTCATTTAATACCCTATCCCGCATCACGACAAACCGCTGCTCCGGGTGATCACTAACATTTCCAAGTTCTAATTCTAATTTACTTTTGTCAGCGTTAGCCTTGTTTATCTTTGCTGTTATTTCACTTATCGTCCCGATCCGATCCGCTACCGGTTGTACTCGTGAATTTATTTTTGCAAACATTTGATCGCTGAATTGCACAGCACCTTGGTGTAGTGCTTGTAATTGATAGTAGGTATTGTTAAGTTGTATGTCTAGATTCAATACTTCAGTATTTAAACCTGTATAAGTGTAGTCGAATTTTTTCCTTAACAGTCCATTGCGCACAATGTTTTTGAGTCTTTCTTGTTGTAGTGTTTTGGTTTTATAAAGTTCTAGATAACTCACCGGATCGTGTATAAGTTCTGGAGTAATATATTGTCCTACTGTATACTTTATAAATTTTTGATAATGCTTACGTAACGGATCATAGTTCTGATACGCAACATCTGTTGCGAGTTTCATCCAGCTAGAAAGTTTTGATAATTTTTCAGGACGAGCAGTTCCGTCTTCAGGATTTTGTTTACCACTACTACCGTCGAATATAGGTAGCTTTTGAAATTCTGTCGTTTGATATAATGCAGTAGCAAGTGCTGCAACAATACTTGTACCTTGTGGGAAATTAAATTTTAGTGTTCCGTTACCACTGACACTTATTGCTCTAGTGCCTGTTTCATCATCTATGCCTTGTGTAGCACCAAATTCCCAATCTCCCCAATGGCTAACTTCTTGATCTAATACAAATTCATATCTATTAGGGTAAAACTGGCTAGTACTAGAAGATACTCTGTATAATTCTTGTTCTTGGACTTTTTCTTGAAATGCTTTTAAAAAATCACCATATGTACTAGCTTCTACATCTATATCTGATGGCAAATGCAAACTAACTTTACTGTATGCATCATTTTCTACTTCGATAAAATTCCCAACATACGTAGTCCCGCCGTCTCTATAGTCTAAAGTTAAATCTAGTAATACACAACTGTAATAATATGGTCCTATTATATTACTAACAGCTACACCATCGTCAGTATATCCTTTAAAGTTAAGTTCTAACAAGTATGTTGCTTTTAAGTGATTTTCAATATCTAACTTTCTAGCAGCAAATAGTATTCTATTAAACAGTGTAACACCACCAGGTTCTACTAGGCGGATATTAAATTGGTTAGCTACACTATTTCTATCTGCTTTTGAGAATGCCAGTACCATATTCTGCTCAACGCTGTCGATGTTGATTTCAGTTTCAACTCCGCTGTCAGCTAATACAATAGTACGATCTGCTTTTATATTATCATCAAATTTAGTAGCTTCTGTAGGATGCACCATGTGAATCTTCCAATTATATGTGTAATTGGCAAATTTGTTGAGTATATTTTCTTCGTAGAAATTTGTTGCGGCCATTAATTAACTCCCGAAGGATTGAATGTTTTTGGTACTTCAATTATCTTTCCACTGGTAAAGTCCATTATCGGGTCTTTGATTGCATCTCTATTGTAGTGTACGAATATCCACCATAGTCTACTATTACCGTATAAATCGTATGCAAGTAAGTCAGGACGTCTATTATATTTTTGCTGTATAACTAGCTTTCGTTTTGCTGAGTTTAAATTCTTAGAAGTAACAGTAGGATTATATAATTCCAAATACTTTCTATTCACAGCAGTATTTGCATAATTACTACTTTGTTTATACTTAGGGGTTGCCATCAGATAAACCCTCCTGTGTATGCATTACCATTAATAAATTGTCCGGTACTATATTCATTCTTCTGCCTGTCAGGTGTG